AAGCTTTTAGAGTCTTTAGTAGTTTCATCAAATGAATAATCAGCTCCAGCCGAATTAATTGGATTATTAGGTACTAAATAACTAGCTCTAGTTCTTAATCTACCCTCACCACCAGTAACATCCATACTAATTCTAAATCTTACATTTGCTGTTGTAGGAATACCTTTAGAAATATCTTCAGATAAAATAGTATTACCGAATTCATCTGTAACTACATAATTTAAATTCATAGGTACTTGGTAAGCCCAAGTTCCATCACCGTCAATAACTCTACCACCATCAACATCAAATCGTTCAACACTACCATCCGTTTTTTCACGAATCATTTCAATTGTACCTTCACTAGTAGTTGTTTCGCATAAATCACCAGAATTTCTTCTTGGTCTACAAGTTTTACTTACACTATTCTTATCATTATCACTAAATACACTACCTATGAATATCGCTGTAGGTTCAAATTGATATTGTAAATCAAAATCAACTCTTGATATACCTACCTCACATGTATCAACATCTCCCCAAAATGGTTGAATATTAACACCCATATTACTGGATTTAATTTGAGTTAACGTATCTAAATTAGTACTTGATTTAAATTTAGTTGGTGAATCGAATTGTTTTTTATTAGAACCTTGTCTGGTCATATCATAAGGTCTTTGACTTAACGGACCAATATCTGATAAATCACAATCCATATGTATAATATGTTGTCCAGTTGGTACTCCAAAAATCAAATAATCACCAGCATTATTAGTAGTAGTAGTAAATTTATAATATTTTTCAAAAATTTCTATTAATATATCATTATCTAAGAATTCTCGTTTACTAGGCATAGTACCGATTGGTGTATGACACTCACCTTGTGATTCAGTAGTTAAAAGATTATATCTTATACCGTGTTCGTTTTTATCAGTAATAAATTCATATGGGTATAAACCACTAATTAAAGGATTTTCTTTATCATCATCACTAATAGGTATAAAAATAGATATTTTAGCGTTTGGAACACCAAAACCACCATTCGCAATAACTCTTCCAGCAACAGCACCATAATCTGCACAAAATTTACGATAAACTTCCTCCTGTGTTATTTTTAATGATAATATTTCAATAAAATCAAAATCTTGTTCTAATTTAACTTTAACAAAATTATCACTACCACCGGGTGTTGTTCTTATTCTTATGTTTTTACTCATTTTTACTTGATTCAATTACATCAACCCCAACAACTTCATACTCATCAGGATTTAATGTTTCTAAGTCAACGATTTCTTCCTCGTCTTTATTAATTTTTTTGAATTTAGATAAAATTTTATCTAAATTCATACCTTTACCACCAATAAAGAAATGTTTAAATAACATTACTATTATAAATGGGTATAATAATGGTATTATAACTACCGAAAATAAAAATAATAGTGATGTAACTATAATATTACCTTTAACTACCTTTTCAACTGATTCACCAGTTACTTCATCTTTAACAATTTCTTTTTTACAATTACAACTCATAATCTTCGTTTTTTAATTAAAATATACACTTTTAAATTTAAAAGGAAATCGTTTTTATGATTTAACTCTAATTTTAATATCAGTTTCTGGTAATTTAATTTCAAACATAGAAATAGGGTCACCGAATAATGTATATTCACCTAACAAATCGATTTGTTTAGTATCTTCATCTAAATAAGGTTGTGCTATTTCATTAAGTGAATAATTAGCACCACCAACTTTATTATAAACCCTTAAATCAACCACATTTAATACACCACCTACATTATTAATATCTTCAATTAACTGGCTTAAATATATATTCTGCCCCATTTCATGGTCGTTAATATCCATATACGTTTTAATCTTATTAATAACCTCGGAAATTATTTGAGATTGTTGGAATTCCTTTTGTATGAATAAATCGACTTCAAAACCTAAATTAATTATTTTACCATTAGATATTTCAACATAGTCATTTAACATTCTATAATCATTTAAATATTCCGCTATATTATCTCTCAAAGTATTTGTTGAAGTATTTGTTAGCTTACTATTAGCATCTAAGGCTAATATAGCCACTTTAATCTTATTTTGTTCCTCATATACCCCACATCTAAATGGAACGCCAAATTTGCCCGGCATTAAAGCAACTCTCGATTGGTAATCCTTTATTGTTACAGCTCTATTTTGTGCCGCAAAATTATATCTTACTAAATTTCTAATTTCTTCAACTGAAGGTTCATCTCTACCACCTAAACATGGTATTGGGTTATTTACAGTTAACGAATTCTTTACAGCTGTATTGATAGAAGTTGATGGACCATTAACTATCATATCTACAATACCAGTCGATGTTAATGAATTAGGACCTAGATTTGTATTATTACCACCACCGGTTCTATATTGTATAAACATTGTTTGATTAGGTGATACTGTAATACCTAAAGATAAATTATTGATGAAATCGCCTATTTTATCTATTAAACTACTTTCAACACCAAATTTAGTTACACTATCAATATCTTGAGTACCACCACCAAAAATTAATTTAGTAAAACCTTTATCAGTTTTTTCAGTTATAAAACGTTTATTTACTTTTAAATATTTTCCAACTTTAATGCCAGCATTATCACTATTTTTTGTATTATCTTCGACAAATATTTTATCTTCGGCTAATGCATCAACTTCATACCATCTATTATTTTCATCTAAAAATTGTGAAATACTAGGTGTTTTAGTATAATCAGTACCTTCTAAGGTTATCACATAATTAACTGATAACACATCATTATCTGGTAATAATACTTCTAAAAAAGGTTTAACATCTTCAGCTTTTAATATACGTTTATATGTTTTAGTAACACCATTTAATACAATTTCTCTTTTAGTTATTGTATAGTTTTGAATAGTACCATTACTATCAACATTAGGTATTATTAATCTATTAGGTAAACCACCAGTTGTAAATGGTGATGAAAAATCAATATCATCTATGGTTTCGAATACTTTACCAGCACCCATAGCTTGAGCACCTTGTCTAATAACAGGAGCGTAAGCTAAATCAAATGTATCACCATTAACAGGTAATTTAACTGACCAATCTACGATACTTATTGAAGGTCTTTTACCCGGTACTTTAAGACCGAAAGTTCTAGTCATAGCTAAAACAGATTTCTTTTCCTGAGCGTAATCTATTTGTGTTTCTTGAAACATTCTATCAGTATGGAAACTTAATACATCAGCAACAGCAGCATTTAATTCTACCATCATCATACCAACCGATGCATCATTAAAATCAGATAGTATATCAGGATAATATTGTTGTATAAATCCAATAAGTTCGGTACGTATTTCAGCGAAATTTCGTGAATTGTAGTTAATTTTTCTAGGCATAATGTTTATATATTTATAATTACAAAATCTGATGTATTAAATACATCTTCTGTTATTGTATAATCGATTCTAACGGTTGCAGTATATTCTGTTTCAACATCTTGATTAATGGTAACTTCATTTATTACTAAATTGGGTAAATAAGTCTTAACAGCTGTTGTAATTTCTTCTCTAATACCTTCTTCAGTATACCCATCATTAGGTTCAAATATAAATTTTTGAAGGTTTGTACCAAAATTAGGCATATAAAATCTTTCACCCTTAATAGTTAAAATTAAATGCATTAAATCAGATTTAATAGCTTCTTTATCGGTCTCAGTTAATTCAAGAAAGAAACCCTTTTCACTATTAACAAACGGAAATTTTATGTTTATGTATTTTTTAGCCATTATATTCTTTATTAGATAAATATTATAATAAATTATTTTGAAAAATAAATAGTGAATTAAAAACAAAAAAAGCGTTTAGATTACTCCAAACGCTTTTCCACATTACTTACAACTTAGTTTTTATTAACTAAGAACATTTACTCCAACCACAGTCACATGATACGCAACCATCTTGGTATTTAAGTTTTTCATTACCACAATCAGGGCATTTAAATCCTTTAGCTACGGTACCATTTTTAATATGCTTTTTAAGCATTCGTTTAACACCGGTTTTCCAAGATAAAATACCATCAGCATCAAGATGTAACGTATCAACTAAATTAATAACATTCGGAATTGGCATACCATGACGTAAAATACCTGATATTAATCTAGCATAGTTCCAAAATGCTGAATTAAATGCTCTATTTAAACCTTTCATAGTTTGTTCATAACCATCTTTATCGATATAAATAAAATCATATCTAGAATTTTCGGAACCTACTTCTTTTACTTTAATAATCCAACCCTTATCAACATAATGTGGTATTGGGAATGAATCTTGTATACCTGTGAAAATTTCATAAGGCATTTTTTCTAATAATCCTGTAAAACCAATCCATTTTTCATGATTATTTTGGAATCTTAAAATATCACACTCTAATTTTTCAGGTCTTTTAGGTGCATTTGTTTCTTTAATTATTTCTGATACTGTTTTATCTTGTTTTTTATCCGAAATTAATACACCTGAACGAGAACCATCACGATATACTGTAATACCTTTACAACCTGATTCCCAAGCAGCAATATATACTTTAGCTACAATTTCTTCAGTTGTATCTTCAGGTAAATTAACGGTTACTGATATAGAATGGTCAACCCATTTTTGAACAGCACCTTGCATATTAACCTTTTCAACCCAATCAACATCTGCAGATGTTGCATTATGATATGGTGATTTTTTAATAAGTTCTTTAAGTTCAGATTCAGAATATTTTTTAATATCTTCTAATCCATAATTTTTAACTTTTAACCATTTAAGGAATTTAGGGTGTATTACAACGTATTCCTCCC